CAGGCAAGTGACTTCTTCGGCGGCTTGAAGGACGAATATGCGGGTCTACCTTTACGTGAGGGCAAAGCCCGTCTTGGAGCGCCTCAAATCTCTCCTGCCGCAGAAGCAGCCCGCCGGGTGGAGAAACACATCCACGACCAGCTGCTGGATACCAACGCAGTAAACGTACTCCGCTCTGCGGTGTTTGAATCTGCGCTGTTTGGTACAGGTATCGTCAAGGGTCCGCTGAACTTCAACAAGACCATCTCGCGTTGGGAACGCAACGAAGAAGGTGAGCGGGTGTACTCTCCATCCGATATGATTGGCCCTCGTATCGAGGCCGTATCTGTGTGGGACTTCCACCCTGACCCCTCAGCCACAAGTCTTGACGATGCGGAGTACGTTATTCAACGTCACCGTATGAACCGTCAACAGCTTCGTGCGTTGCAGCAGCGTCCGTTCTTCGACAAAGAAGCTATCGCAGACGTTATTGCACACGGTCCTAACTACACGGACAAGTACTACGAAGATACCGTCCGCAATGACGAGAACGACCCCGCCTACCAAGACAACCGCTTTGAGGTTCTTGAGTATTGGGGCATCCTTGACGCATACTTCGCCAAGCAGATTGGTATGGATGTCCCTGATGGTATGGACGACCTTGACCAGTTGCAAATCAACGCATGGGTATGTGGTAGTCGCGTATTGCGTTGCGTGCTCAATCCGTTTACTCCGGCACGCATTCCGTATCACGCTATGCCGTTTGAGGTTAATCCGTACAACATCTTTGGTGTTGGTGTAGCTGAGAACATGGAAGACGCACAGATGCTCATGAACGGGCACATGCGTATGGCGATTGATAACCTTGCCCTTGCTGGTAACTTGGTCTTTGATGTAGACGAAGCAGCACTGGTTCCGGGTCAGAACTTCGACATCTTCCCCGGCAAGATTTTCCGCCGTCAGTCTGGTGTCACGGGCACAGCCATCAACGGCCTCAAGTTCCCGAACACTGCTGGCGAAAACATTCAGATGTATCAGATTGCACGTCAGTTGGCGGACGAAGAAACAGGTATCCCGTCTATCATGCACGGGCAAACGGGTGTGACTGGCACAGGTCGCACAGCAGCAGGTCTGTCGATGCTCATGGGTTCGGCCAGTCTTTCTATGAAGACGGTAATCAAGAACGTCGATGACTACATGCTCAAACCTTTGGGGGAAGCATATTTCCAATGGAATATGCAGTTCAATGATGACGCTCCGGACATCGTAGGGGACTTGGAAATCAAGCCTCGTGGTGCCGCAGCTGTCATGCAAAAGGAGGTACGGACGCAGCGTCTTACGGCTCTGCTCCAGACGGTATCCAACCCAATGTTGGCACCGTTCGTCAAATTGCCTAACCTGATGCGTGAACTGGCTATCTCTCAGGACATTGATCCGGACAGCTTAGTCAACAACATGGACGAGGCAGCACTATATGCTGAAATGCTGAAAGGACTACAAAATGCTCAACAAGGAACTGGCCCCGCTGGTGGGCCCACTGGTGAACAACCCGCAGGTATGGGAGGGGATGGAGAAGTACCTTCAGGTCCTCCTGCAAGTGACAGTTCGGGCGTTGGTAACGGCACAGTCGGAGTCGGAACTGCGCCAGCTGCAGGGGAAAGCGGCTTTACTGGAAATCCTCCTCAATCTGAAGAATAATCACCAAGCGGTGGTAAAACAGGAAACTAATGGCGATTAACCCTACAGGACTTTCACAGATAGGGGAGGAGGAGAAAGACTCTCTTGCTCTGCCGACACTTGAGTTGGAATCGCCCTTTGTTGAAAGTCCCCTTGTAGAATCGCCGCTGGCACAATCGCCCACTATTGGTCAGGGCTATTCCATATTCGGAGAGCCTGAGACTGCTGAGGAAGAACTTAGCTGGTGGGAAAAACGTCAACTAGAAGATGAAGAAATCCAAGAGGGTATGGAAACAGCCCTTGAAGAAGATGATCTTCTAAGACGTATTATGGACGGGGACGGTGATGCTCTGGAAGAGCTTGCCAATATCGGGGAAGACCTACAGCCCGTCTTCGATAAAAGTTCTGAGTTTCTGACTCTCAAATACCTCAGCGACACCTATGATATCAGCGAAGGCGGCGCAAAGCTTCTGTATGATTGGTACGCACAAGGTGGTAGCACAGTAGGAACTGCGAAGCTGATTGATACACTGCCGGGTGCAGACTGGCGTATATCTGCAGGCATTTCAGGAGGCGGACCAGTAGTTGTATCTGAGCTTGCTCCCATAGACAATTTTGTGGAAGGCGACATCATCTATAACGATGATGGTACAATCAAGGACATCATCTTTCCTGATGCACCTACTTCTACTATTAATAACCCAGTCGGGTCCTTTAAGGCAGGTGTTAAGGAAGCAGAGCAAAGAGCTATCATCGAAGAAGACCTTGCACGCCGTGAAATGTATACCAGTGCTGTGCAAAATGTTCTCAACTTGGGTGCCTTCATCAAAGCAGTGGACATGTTTAAGGATAACCCAAATGTGTCCTCAGGCGTAATCGCAGCACACACAGGCATCAAGCTTGCTGAAAGCGCAGGGCTAATGGAGGCAGGCAGCGGTATTGCAACATTCGTGTCTTCTGCGTATTACGTTGTGTTGGCAGACGCCCTTATCCAACGGTATCTTGTGGATCACGATTATGCTCGCTCTGAAGGCACTGTGGGCTTTAAGGATGGAAAGTTCTATACCGCTGGAGCCAGAGGAGCAGATGATGGAACCGCACGCTGGGGTCAAGTTCACGCGGATGTAGCATCGAAGTATCTCAACAAACTAGCAGACCGCTACAATCTAGAGATAAACGAGGATGCTGTTAATACGGCATTAGCGGGCGGATACATTGGTTCCAATCCTCAGTACAACTCTATGGGGTCGAATCGACGGGGTAGCGCACAGCAGTTATACTGGGACGTGTTCAAGTCTGGAGCTTTTATTGTGACTCCTGAGACGGACGTGGATTTTTACCTAAAGCCAGAAGAAGTTGCTACTCGTGTTCAACGAGAGTTTAACAACATGCAAAACGAGATATCCTACAGGCTACTCAGGAATAGTGGGGGTCTAGCGGATGGCTACGGGGCGGGCTCTGGATTTACTTCTGAAGAAGTTGCCGTGCGATACATGAACCGACTAAACGCCGAAGAAGAAGTTATAGTTAATCCTCGTTCTTTGAGCCAGAGCATAGGATATTTTTCTCTTGTAGACAGGGGTAACGGCACATACGGCCTTAACAAGCAATCTATCACCACAAACCCTATAACTGGGGTTCGCTACCTTCAGAGCGTAGATACCACAAAAAGAATGGGCTCCCTGATATCTGCTAGAACTTTGGATGAAGACGAGATGATTATCTATGAGGTAGAAAGGGGAGGTATTAACCTGTCTGGGAAGTATCATAGACTGGGCGAAGCCCTCGATTACTACGACTATAACGAATATTTTGAGGGATACGACACGTATCAAGCGTACTTAGAATTTAGACGATACAGAGAAGATATCGGCAGATTCGGTGAAGACGAATTTATGCTACAACAAATGCGTGCAAAGTATCAACCAGACCCTTACGCCTTTTATGATCAGTCTCAAAAACAAAGAGAAGTAGCCCGACGCTACATGACCGCCGAAGAATACAAGAAATACGTAGGTTAGAGGTAACCATGAGTAATCTGCCATTTATTATCGTAGACGATACCGACGAATCCACTGAAGCCCGTATGATTAGGATGGCTTCAATGGGCATTCGTTCGGCAGTAGTAGAAACCCGCTCTCAGGAGCAGATGTCGAAGATGATGGCTACAGGGGGCATTTCTCAAGTTACTACCGAGCAACCTCAACCAGCACAAGGCCCCGCATCTGGGGTAATCGGCGGCGAGGATGCTACTCCTACTGAAACCGTCGCTGATGACATCCCTATGGACGTGCCTGAGGGCTCATTCATCATCAATGCAGCCGCTGCAGAGGTCGCCGGATACAAAGACATCAAAAAGATGATTATGGACGCTGTAGGCGTTGCCAAGCGTTTAGGGGTTGACATTTCCACAGGAAACGATAAAATAGGTGATGAGGAAGCTGTAGACCTACTCGTATCTAAGGGTGAGGTCTATATTGAGCCGACCCTCGCAAAGATTATTGGCTACGACGTTCTAGAAAAGATCAACAATCGCGGTAAACGCGAAGTAGCCCGCCGCCAAGAAGAAGCCGAGCAACAGCAACAGGCTCCGCAACCTCAACAGGTGCGTGAAGGCGGGTTCGTAAAAAAAAAGTTCGCTGATGGTGGAGAACCTCTCCTATCCGACGTAAACCCCGACTACGAGTACTACGAGGACAGCGATGCTGTAATACCATCTAAGTATGAGCTTTTGAAAGAAATAAATCCCACCAGTGAGCAAGACACACAGATGGGTGACATTGAGTTTCAGATGGACATGCTGAGACGTTCTGGGGATGATCCCGTAATGAGAGAGGCTTTCAACGATGCTGCAAGTCGTCTTCCTAGTGAATACATCGAACTGCGTAATATGAGCATTGGAGAATTATATCGGCAATCTGCACGACAAGCAGCAAACGACTTGTATTTCAAACGCAAAAAAATTACACCAGAGTCTTTGGATCCTTCCATACCTTACTACATAAAAGAAAAGATGGAAGCTCGACAAGAGCAGGGGCTTGATGATTCAGGAATCCCTAGCCTCGACTATTATGGGGCTTTTAATAAAGAATATCATACGATTGAATCTTCGGCTCACACACAAAAGGGTAATCCCACAAGAGTATCTGCCACCCTATTTCATGAGTTGCTTCATAAAGGCCATCAAAATTTAGTCGGTATTCCTAGCCTCTTTGATAAAAAGGGCAAAGCCAACAGGCAGGCATTTGAGAAGGGTCAAATTCTGCATCTAGACGTTCATCGTCGCACCTATGAAGCGTACAAAGATGAAATGCCCCGTGAAATGCTCATAGAATTTATTGAAGACGCCGAAGTTTCTTACGGCTCAGACCGCACACGAGCAAAGATGCGGGACGTAATTACCGAAGCGGGGGCTCCTAAACCCTCTGGAGGTATCTTCCGAGACTACAGTAAAGTATCTTCTTCGGAGCTCAAACGAATCGCTGACATCACATTTGATGCTGTCGCAAAACTCCCAGAAATGAAATCACTGGACAAAGAATTAAAAGCCGCTGCTGATCAACGTCAGAAACTGCGGTTCCGAGATTCTTCCGGGTTTATCCCGAAGAACTAACAGATAGCTACCCGTCGCCAACGGCCCTATCTATTAAACTACCGAAGCAGCTACCCGCCACGCATGTAAACGCCCTGCGGCCCTGCAAAGGAGAAGTATCATGGCAAAAGCAAGAGGCCACCGCGCCAACAAACCGAATGATTCCTTTGGAACAATTAACAACGCAAACCTCTATCGTGGCAAGTATCGTGACGACGTATATGTAGACGACGATGATGAGGAAGTAGTAGAAGCCCAACCGGACCCCTCTCAAGAAGAGGCTACTCCTGAAGAAACTGGTTTCTCTGCACAGTCTGACAAAACAGAAGAAGTAGACTACAAGAAGCGATATGACGATCTCAAACGCCACTACGACAGCAAGCTTGCTGAGTGGAAAGACGAGAAAGCCAACCTCGCATCACAAGGAGAAGCATCCCCCGAACTGGATGCTCTGACTCGTCTCAAGGCTCCTAAGAGCATGGAAGAGTTGGAACAGTTCAAGGAACAGTATCCGGATGTCTACGGCGTTGTTGAAACAATCTCTGCCCTCAAAGCGGACTCACACGTTAACGAACTTCGTAGTGAAGTCGAACAGCTGCGTGCCCGTGAACAGGAGATGGAAGTACAGAAAGCCTATCAGGAGCTTTTGCGTTACCACGAGGACTTTGATGACCTCCGTAACAGCGACCAGTTCCTTGCTTGGTTGGATGAACAACCGTCTTCACTTAGCGACGCTATTTACAAGAACAATACCGACGCAAAGATGGCAGCGAGAGTAATTGACCTATACAAGGCTGACAACGGTTTGTCGAAGAAGAAGAAAAGCTCCAACGCTTCTGCTGCCGAAACAGTCACCCGCACACAAGCAAAAGATGTAAATGCTGCTGGTGATGGCAACAAGAAAACTTGGAAAGCTTCGGAGATTGGCCGCATGAAACCGCATGAGTTTGAAGCTATGGAAGCAGAACTCGACGCGGCTCGTGCAGAAGGGCGCATTGACTATAACGCTTAACCATTATTTAACAAAGGAAGAGAACAATGGCTTTTAATAGTGCATCTGGTTACAATAACCTGCCTTCCGGTAACTTTACGCCGGAAATCTTTAGCCAAAAAGTACTCAAATTCTTCCGTCGTGCTTCGGTAGCAGAAGATGTTACGAATACCGATTACGCTGGTGAAATTGAGAACTTTGGCGACACCGTTCGGATCATTAAGGAACCGACGATTACCGTATCTAGCTACTCACGTGGCTCTGTGGTAAACCCGCAAGACTTGGCCGACGACCAAATTACTATGGTTGTAGACCAAGCAAACGCTTTTGCGTTTAAGATTGACGACATCGAAGAGCGTCAGTCGCACGTTAACTTTGAGGCTCTTGCCACTTCTTCGGGTGCATACTCGCTGAAGCGCAAGTACGACGCTAACGTTTTGACTGCTATGTTCGACGGTGCTGGCCTGTCTTCTGAGTCTGACGCTGCTACTGAGACCATCACTGGTCTGGGTACTGTTGGTACTCCGCTGTCGAGTCAAAGTGGCGATGATCTTGTCAACGTCATTCTGAAGATGGCTCGTGCTCTGGACGATCAATCTGTTCCGGAAGAAAACCGTTTCTTCGTAGCTGGTCCGGCCTTCTACGAAACTCTGTTTGGTGCTGGTGCCAAGTTCGCTGAAGTCCAAGTGACTGGCGACAACACCTCGCCGCTCCGCAACGGTCTGGTCATGCAAGGCAACATTGGTGGCTTTAACTGCTACAAGTCTACTGCCATGAATGCTGCTGGCACGGACACCGTTGATGTAACCAATCTGGGTGCGGGTGAATTCCCGATCTTGGCTGGTCACATGAGCTCGACTGCTACGGCTTCGCACATTGCGAAAACCGAAGTTGTTCGTTCAACCGAAACCTTTAGCGACATCGTTCGCGGTCTCCACGTATTTGGCCGTAAGGTCCTGCGTCCGGAAGCCCTCGTACGTGGCGTTATTTCACTGTAAGAGAGAGGAACTAGATTATGGCTACATATTCAATCTCCGACAATGGTACTGCTATCGCCGCTGGCGGTAAGGCTTTTGTCCAAGAGGCCGTTCTGGACTTCTCCACTACGAACCTCGCTACCAACGAAGACATCGACGTTTTCAAAGTTCCGGCTAACACGCTGGTCTTGGCCGTTGGTGTTCGCATCGAAACTGCCAGCAGCAACGCTGGTACGCTCGACGTAGGTGACGGCGATGCCGCTGACACTTGGGTCACGGACATCGACGCTGATGGCGCATCTAACCCGCAAGAAATTGGCACTGCTGCCAAGTTCTACGCTGCCGATGCCACCATCGACATGAAAGCTATCACGGCTGCTTTCGACGGCAAAGTCCGTCTGTTCGCTGTCATGATGCCGATGGGTGCCGCTGCCGAAAGTGCAACGTTTGCCTAAGTGAACTGAGGCGGGGGGGTCTTCGGACTCCCCCAAATCACTGGGAGCTATCATGAAAAAGTTACTACCTATTATCATGTGTCTTCCGATTCTGGCTTGTATGCCAATAACAACACTAACACCTGCACAGCCTGAACCTAAGACACCTGTCGTATCCAAGCCCGCTACTCCGGAGCAACGGGCCCTTACTTGGGCGGTGACACTGTGTACTAAGTTTGGCTACGAACGAAAATCAGCTGAGTTCCGTTTGTGCGCCGAACAACGATACGATCAATTTCTCATGGAGAATAGATAATGCCCCTAAAGAAGGGTTCATCCTCAAAGACAGTTAGCTCCAACATCCGCAAGGAAATGAAGAGTGGTAAGCCGCAGAAACAAGCTGTGGCTATTGCCTTGTCTGAAGCAGGTAAAACCAAGAAAGCAGAGGGCGGCTACACGGAACGCTGGAAGCGTCAACGTATGGCTAAAGGTGGTGAGTCTCGCGTAAACGAGGCTGGCAACTACACCAAACCCGGAATGCGTAAGCGTCTGTTCAACTCAATCAAAGCCAGCGGAAAAGGGGGTGCTCCCGGTCAATGGTCCGCTCGTAAAGCACAGATGCTTGCTAAACGGTACAAAGAAAAAGGCGGGGGCTACAAGTCGTGAAGAAGCCCCAACAGAGCCTGAAGAATTGGACAAAGCAGGACTGGGGTACCAAGAGCGGTAAACCGTCTACACAAGGTCCGAAAGCGACGGGGGAACGGTACCTGCCTAAAGCAGCACGTGACGCACTTAGCCCACAAGAATACGCTGCTACGACACGTGCCAAACGTAAAGGCAAAGCTGCAGGTAAGCAGCACGTCAAACAACCGAAGAAGATTGCCCAGAAGACTGCACGTCATCGTGCCGCTATGGGTGGTTACACAGAACGTTGGAGAAAAGCTCGTGGCAACAACTAAAGACGTAAAGCGTACGCCCAGTGGTCGTATCAGCTATCGTGGCGAAACCTTCGCAGGATTCAACAAGCCCAAGCGCACCAGTGGCGGCAGCAAGAAGTTTGCTGTGCTGGCTAAAAAGGGCGATCAAATCAAACTGATACGATTCGGTGACCCAAACATGTCAATCAAGAAAGATCAGCCAGCACGTCGCAAGAGCTTTCGCGCTCGTCATAACTGCGATACTGCTACTGACAAGTTTACCGCGAGATACTGGTCATGCAAGAAATGGTAATCTGCTTCGTTTGTTCAGAACGTCCGTGCAACCGCGAAACGTGCAAGTGCCCCTGCCATAAGGACGACAAGTAATGAATCCCTTATCTATCATTGGCTCTCTGGGTAAGACCTTTCTTGAAGGTCGCCAGAAGAAGGCCGAAGCAAAACAAAAACTAGAGATTGCTCGTATTGAGGCTAAGGTCAAAAAGGTCGAGCAAGACGGCGATTGGGAAGAAAAAGCTATGGAGGCTTCTCAAGACAGTATCAAGGATGAGTTATGGACCGTATTATTCATTGGTTTAATCATAGCGTGTTTTATACCCTCTGCACAACCCTATATCGCAGATGGCTTTCGCTTCCTACGGGAGGACTGCCCGGAGTGGCTGTCGTACGGTATTCTAGCAAGTATCGCAGCGTCTTTCGGTCTAAAGTCAATCGGGAAGCTGAGAGGCTAAACATGAAGCTATCTGCCAACTTTAGTTTGCGTGAACTGACGCATAGCCAAACTGCCATCCGTAAAGGTATCTACAACGTCCCCACAGACGCACACGTGGACAGTTTGCGCCTTTTGTGCGAAAACATACTCCAGCCTGTCCGAGAGCACTACGGACGCTCTTTTAGCCCTTCTTCGGGGTATCGTAGTGAGGCCCTGTGCCAAGCTATTGGCTCCAGCCGTAAAAGCCAACACGCGAAGGGTGAAGCGGCAGACTTTGAGGTTCCCGGCATTAGCAACTACGACCTAGCTTGCTGGATTCGTGACAACCTCGACTTTGATCAGCTTATCCTAGAGTTCTACAAAGAAGGTGACCCGAACAGCGGTTGGGTACACTGCTCGTACAAGCCGGAAGGAAACCGTAAGGAATGCCTTACGTATGACGGCCAGCAGTACAGCTTGGGACTCACAAATTAGTTGACTTGACCCCCTATTTTACTATAATATAATAAACGGGGTTTTTTATGCGTAATTTGATACTAGAGGCTATCTACCATCGCTATCGTTGCCAAAAACGAGACGCAGAGCAGGTAGTAGACTTCTTTCAAGACATCGAAGCCTATGATGGCAGCGTAAACGACATCTACGAAAAAGTGGACAAAGCCCTCGATGACTGGATAGATGCGGACTCAAAGATGAGTGCTCTACTGGTTATGACCGGAAACTACCCCTCACCATTTGAGCGGGAAACACCTAATGCAAGGTTGTTGATGGAGCAGGTATTTGGGCCACAAGCAAAAGTGTAACCCATGCCAGCACAAACACACAGCAAGTTTCACACGAAGGCATTCAGCCTTACGACTACGAACGATACTACGATTTACACCGTGTCGAATAACTATTCGGGGGTAATTCGTTTGTTGTTGGCATCAAATACAGGTAGCTCTAACGCCGAGATCACTATCAAATGGTATCACGCGGATGATGACGAAACCCACACAATCATGGGTGACGAACAAATTGCAGGGAACTCACATGAGAAACTACTTTCCGGAGATTCTCCTTTTTTTGTTCACGCTGGCGATATACTTAAAGCTACCGCAGGAACTGCTAACGTATTTGAGGTAACAGTTTCCGTAGAAGAATACTACGACCCGAATAGAGGATAAGATGACGTACTTGGAACTGTGCAACGCTGTACTGCGTGAGTTGAACGAAGTGGAAATCACTAACGTGACTTCGACTCGCGGGATTCAGACGGCGGTAGCAGACTTCGTTAACAAAGCCCAGCGCGATATCATCAATTCGGAAGTTGAGTGGCCGTTCACAGTGCAGAACGAGTCAGACACTACAGTAGACGGTCAACGGCTGTATGACTTTGAGTCCGACGCCAAGACCCTAAAGTGGGGCACCTTCACAGTACAGGAAACTGCTTCACTTCCAGAAAAACGACTGAGTTACATCAGTTACGACGAATATCTCGACTTGTATCACGAGTCAGACACCAACCCAGATGGTAGTGCAGAGGGCCTGCCAGAGTACGTATACCACACACCCGATAACAAGTATGGCCTATCTCCCACTCCTGACAAATCTACCTACACAATTCGGTACGCGTATTACGCTACCAATGCTGATTTGGCCGTTAACGCCGATACTCCTGTGGTGCCTGATCGTTTTCATGATGTGATTATCAATCGTGCCAAGTACTACGCTTACTTATTGCGTTCTGACCCTCAAGCAGCACAGTTCGCTGACCGCGATTATGTAGCCGGACTGCGCCGTATGCGTGTTGAGCTTATCAACCGCAAGGATTACATGAGGGCAGTTTAATGACCGATACCTCCGCTATCAGCCCGTACGTGGTGCGTCTAGGGGGTGGTCTGGTTCTTGACCGTGACACGTTCTCTATACCTCCCGGTGCTGCTACGCAGCTACAGAACTTTGAGCCAGACATTAAAGGCGGCTATCGTCGCATTAACGGTTTTACCAAGTACGACACCAACCAGTTAGGCGGCTCTACAGGCACTGTTTTAGGTGTTGCCCTCTACAAAGATCAGGTCATTGCCGCTAAGGGTACTGCAGTTTACAAGGGGTCTGGCAGTGGTTGGACCAGTATCGACACGGGTCGTACCAGTGCAGGTCGCTACGAGTTCGAGGTTTTCAACTTTAACAACACAGAAAAAGTCGTGTGGGTTGACAGCCAAAATGCTCCCTCTGTGTACGACAACAGTAGTGTTACCGACATCAGTCACGCATCCGTATCGGGTGCCTCACTTGTTGCAGTGTTTAAGAATCACGTGTTCTTTGCTGGCATGTCCGGCACGCCTCAGGAGATGGTGTTTAGTTCACCGTTTGATGAGGATGACTTCTCAGCCGCCAACGGTGCAGGGTCTATTCGTGTAGACAGCACAATCAAAAAGCTCAAAGTGTTCCGTGAGCGTCTCTTTGTCTTCTGTGAAGACCAAATCTACATGATTCAGGGTGCCTCTCAAGCAGACTTTGCGCTGCAGCCCGTGACCCGCAGCATCGGCTGTCTTGACGGGTACAGCGTACAAGAGATTGGTGGTGACCTAATTTACTTGGCTCCTGATGGTCTTCGCACCATTGCTGGTACTGAACGTATCGCTGACGTGGAGCTAGGCACCGTATCCAAGCAAGTACAACAGCGCATTGAGGATATTGGGCTTGAGAGAATATCATCTCTGGTTATCCGCGAAAAGAGTCAGTACCGTTTGTTCTTTCCTGAAGACGCACAGACTGAAACTGCTGCAAAGGGTCTCATTGGAGTCATCAAAGCTGGTATTGAAGGCGGAGTAGGCTGGGAATATGCCGACCTAAAAGGCATCAAACCAGCATGTTGTGCATCAGGCTTTGTAAGCGGTACAGAAACAGTAATACACGGCGGATACGACGGTTACGTGTACAAGCAGGAGTCCGGAGACGACTTCGACGGCACGTCTATCCAAGCAATCTACAACTCCCCCGCACATTTTATGGGAGATGCTGGTCTCCGTAAAAACATGCAGCGTATCATTTGGAACTACAATAACGAAGGTGTTGTTAATTCTACATTCCGTATTAGATACGACTTTAACTCAAAAGATGCTGCCCAGCCAGACCCCTATGACTTATCAACAGGAGGCTCTG